CCATCTTCATCGCCATCTTCATCGCCTGTCGGTTCGTCTTCATCCGTTTCCAGGGTAGGGTCATCGTCAGAATCATCTTCAACTGTCGTGTCAGTCACGTCTTCTATAACTTCTTCCGAGGTAGTTTTAGTTGATTCATCTTCTTTACCTGCTGGCTCGTCATCCGAGGTAGGCTCACTCTCTACTTCAATACCAAAGGCTTTTGCAAGCCTTGTTTCTGTCTTATCATTAAGTTCATCTTCCGCAGCAATTCTTTCAGCTTCATCTACAATAATTTTTTCTGCTGGAGTAAGTCCCAGGTCTTTCTGTTCCACTTCACCAACTGCTTGTTTTAATTCTTCTTTACTCATTTATTTCCTTTCGATTAAAGGGTAAGGTCGTGTAAAACGCTTACACGGCGTTGCTTATCAGGAAAAACACTTATAAATTATTTATTTTTCTTACCTTTTGAGGACATTTCAGCAAAACGCTTTTTGCCATATTTTTTTCTACCTACTGCTGCGGCTACGGCTGCTGGATTTGAAGCACCACCAGCTTTAGCTACTTTCATCAACGCCTCAAATCTTTTACCTTCACCTGGTTTACTCGTATCAACCGCTTTTTTATAGTCAGTTTTAGCAGATTTTAAACTCATTTCTGTACCGCTCCTGTATAATATTTTCTTGTATTGTGTGGTCTTTGCGGATGTTTAACGAATCCACAAGCCTTTAGATAGCTGTCATGGGTTTTAAAATCCCCAAACGTAGGACAAAAGCACCCATCTTTTTTTGTCAGTTTAACATTGGGGAATAATTTTTTATGTTCTGCTACTTGGCTTGAACTTATAGCCATACTTTCTGATACTAATTCTTTTGAATAAGTACCATCACCGAACATATTAGCACCGCTCAAATCCCAATACATTTCATTGCCACAGTTGGGACATTTATGTACAGTAGTCACTGCATCCTGTACCCTACTTTCACATTTTTCACATATAAAAGTATGAATAGCCATTAAAAAGTTTCCTTCAATTTCTTGGATACTTTATTTTCAACAGCAGCATCAGCAGCCGCTTGTGCCTGTTTAACTAATTCTTTCTGTGCGAGTGGAAATAATTTTTTATCGTTTCTAATTTCTTCTGCACGTATCAGAGTTCTTGCTGCATCCTCTATCTGATATTCTGAAAAACCATTTATCTTTTTTTCGCTACTTGCCATACACATTAGTAAACCCCTTCATTTTGGCTTTGTGCTTCTGCCGCAGTTTCTTGTGACATCATATTCGCTTGTTCCTGTTCTCCAGGAACATTTCTTTGCATAGGATTGCCCTGATTCTGCATGAATCCAGCCATAGACCCTGCTTTTCCTGCATTCTGCGGCCCCATAGCAGACATTATCTGTAACCGTGTTAGGAAATCAGGGTCATCAAACATACCACCAATCCAATCTCCTATTCCCATTTCTTCCGCTACAGTAGTTAAATAACCTTCGAGATTAAACGGTCTTCCCATTGACATCATAAGTTGGGCCGCTTGTACAGCAGACGGAAGAACATTTATACAGAACTCACGTATATTACGTAGTCTAATCATTGGGTCAACCTTTGACATAGACCTTTGAACAATATCAAAAGTATATTCTAAGAAATCTCCCTGACGTTGTTCTGGTGTCAAAAATACCTGTTGATATTCATTACCTGTAGTTCTCTTTGGAAGCGGTAACTCAATAAACGGGTCGGTATGAAGATACCACGCAAACTTTTTATTCACTTCTGCTGTTTGGTCATAAAGAATTTGCCTTGCATCTTCTACACCTATACCAGCATTAGCTTGTAATATTTGAGAACGAGTGGCAGTTTCCGATGTTCCTTTCGTTCCTGGCGACATACCTCCGCTAATTAAATCAGGATTGCCACTCATATAATTATACCAAACCTGTAAGTGCTGCAACATTACTTCGTTGTTTTGGTTCTGTCCACCAAATGACACTACCTTAACGCCATTAGGGTCTGACGTAGCTCGTGCGTCCCCATCTTCTGCATCTAATATTTCCTGGGCCTCGTCAGCTTGAGATGGATTATACATTAGAATATCTCTCTGCCTATCTGATTGGTCCATTATTTTTGACAGTGTTCTATTAGCCATCTTGTGTAAATCAAACCAGATACCAACAGGAGCTACAGGAAACGGATTGTTGGGAACGGGAGGGGTAAATGACAAGTGAATATAAGGTCCTTCTTTTGGTCCTTCGTAGTCCATCAGTCCAACGTATTTATCAATCGTAGTTTGATATGGGTCTGGAATGGTTACTATTGCATCAATCTCTGGCATCCACAGTTCAACTACATCAACATAATCTTGCATCTCAAGAATTTCTTGCACACTTGCGTATCTTTTAGTCAGGTCAGAAATTCTATCAGCACGAATATCGGTAGATGAAGACGGCAACTGTTTAACTACATCGTGATTGTAACCTTCTGTGTCAAGTAGAATCTGTCGTGGGGCCATAGTTCTATGACCCTGGAATAAAGATGTATCCACTGATTTACAAATTGGGTCGATTACAAAATCATCTAAACTTATAATAGAACAGTACAACATTCCTGGGTCAATGTTTGCGTCTCCAAACTGTAACATCTGTCCTTTAGCAGCCAGTCCGACTTTTAAAATTCCCCAACCAAACAAAGCATTAACTACCCAGGCCCTTATAATTTTTTTGAGTTTTAACTGTTCGTCTATGAAGTTTAAACCGAGTGAAAGTAATTCTGCATACTGACGATGGGCAAGTATGGGAGTTGTAACTTTATTTACTGGATTCTGCATAACAAGATTAGGAACCATAGTCTTAATATTGTGGAACATCAAGTTCAACGGTTCTTCACCAGTTAATCCGTATTCGTCTCTATAATACGCTCCTACATATTCTTTTATAAACATGGCTGTAGCCGCTCTATAATGAGCCATTCTTTCATAGCCTTGTTTAACTACGTTTTGTAACTTACTTGGAGTTATTAAATCAGCCATTAATTAATGCTCCCCGTGAAGTCAAATTTTTGTCTCCACGATTTGGGTCGTCTCTTTTTATTATGTTTATCTATAATTTGTTTCAACCTATGACCTGCTGAATTTTCAGGAATGGCAGTGTCATCAACCCTTGTTCCTCTTGGAATATCAGAATCATCAAGAGTTAGAGCATCAGCCATAACAATATCACCGTGAGTTTTTCTCGCTGATTCACTTTCCTCGATTAAATAAGCAGGGCCTATTCCACCACTATTAAAATGGATATAAATTTTTGCTTCGTTTAAACCCTCTATGGAATGGTTTACATATCCACCAATAGCGAGTATCCTGTCATAAAGTGACAGTAACTCCCATTTTGATTGCCTGCTATTGTGCCAACCATAACTGTCAGATTTTTCATCCGTTATTTTACCCGTAGGAATATTGCGATAATAATATGGATACTTGAACTGTTTTACCACAATCCTACCAAAATCCCACCCTGGCCCGTTCATCTCCCATTTTAGGAGTGGCAGGCCAGCAGGTTTTCTTCCACCACACCATATAGCTAATGCCATTACAACATAAGCCATTTCATAAGGTGGAGTATTTGCATCTTTCCATTCAGCTATTTTTTCTTTGGTCTCTTTACACTTTATTGATACCACAGAATTTGAGGCACTTTGACCTTTTCCCAAATCAATACCAAAAATATAAGATTTAGATTGGTCTGGCCTATTGAAAATCAAATTAGTCCAAACTCTTAATTTTCCATCCGCACACCTATTATAAACTATAGAGTTCAAATCTTTTCTTTTAACTACAGAACCAATAGCATCTTTTGCTACGCTTGGTCTCATGTTTATATTCCACCTGGTAAGTGGTTCTTTACCGTACATAGCGATATGTTTATCAATATTTTGTGATGTAAAAAATAAGTCTCCAGATTCGATGTCTTGTCTATCAATTTCTGTAGCTATTTGTTTTGGAGAACGAACTGTTAATTCATAATCACGATATGGAGAACTTATTTCGTATTTACCATCACCCAAATCTTTAACATAACGACCAGAACCTTTTTCTGGATGTTCCCAAAACGGCATGACAAAAACTTTTGTCTTACCACTATTTTTAATTCTACTATATGCTGTACCTGGGCCACCAACCGTTGAATTTATGATACGCATTAAACACGCATCACGAGAAGCCGTATCCATAGCTTCTCCTTCTTCACAGGCAGCAAATTCATCCAATAGACCAACCAAACGTCTATCACCTCTTGCGGCTTTAGGAGTTGTAGATTCGCCATCAATACAACTTCCATTGTGAATATTCTTCATGTGTTTCTTAGTTCTATTAGTTTCATCAGGTAAACAACCTTCTGGACGCATCCAGTCAGGAAGCCACGAATTTATGTAGTCGTGTTTCTGAAACAGAGCCTTCATGTTGCCGGGCCAATCAACGTATTCTACAGTTCTTGACAACTCAAGAAGCTGTGCATCAGGTCTGAATAACCAAAGCCAATGGATAAATGTTAGGCAACACCAACTTGCACCCATATCACGAGATTTATCAATTAAAATATCTTTGGCGTTTTTTAAGCACCACTCAAAAGTTAATTGCAATTCATCCTGAATTTCCCACGTAACAAATGGGACGTGAGGATGGGCACAGTCTTTTCTTTCACCTGTTTTTTGGTCAGTCTCAAATTGTCTATACGTCCAGGCAAAGCCATTAATCCAGAAAAGTTGTGACGCTTTACAAGCAGCCATCAAATCTTTCTGTAGTATGGGGTCACTTTCTGCATTACGTAAAAGATTAGCACGCCACTCTATGTTTTCCTGTGGAAACTTCGGAACCACTAATCCAGTATTAGGGCATTTCCAGTACCTTCTGTTTGAAGGAAATGGTTCTTTAAGTACAGGTTTTAAAATGTCACTGGTTTGTATCATCTTCTGACTTTATATTTCCAGCTTTAGATATTCTATCTTTTGCCTGGTCGTCAACTCTATCAGCAATATTTCTTTTTGATGTATCATTAAATGCTAACGGGGCACGGCCTTCTATTCTTTCAAACAGAATAGCCATAAGTCCCCGGTCTGGAGCGTGAACTATTTCTTCTCTCGCCCCGCCTTTTCCTATAATAGTTTCTTTAAAACCTAAAGCAGACTTCCACATCTTACGAGCAAGGGCTTCTGCTTTAGACATAATAACTTCTTGCCCTTCCTCATTCTTTTCAAGTTCCGTAATTTCCGCAGCAATTTGACGTAGATACTTCGTCAACATTAAACCTGCTGCTGTCTTTGCTCCATGTTCTGATTTTTCTTTAGCCATTATTTACTCGAAGCAAATTTATGAAGTTCTTCACGACTCATTTTCAAAACGCTGCGATTCTTCTTGTACAATTTTCCTGGCTGGTGCAAAGCTATAGCCATAAATCGTCTTTGTTTTTCTGTTTTAGCGGGCATTGTATTCCTCTAACAAACTTCTTACGTATTCAACAGGAACCACAAATGTCGCATCTTTTGTACCAGATACCAATATACCAATCAACTTATCTTTGTTATAAACTCCACCGCCAGAATATCCTGGCTTGGCATCAGCTTTAAAAAATATGAAGTACCCTGTTTCTGATAATGCCAGTCTCTCAAAATGGTCATCATAGATACGCCCTTTTAGTACCGAGTTATCCCATATACCAGAAGGATTTCCGACTGCAAAAATCCTATCCCCCATACTAATATCGTTTAAACATCCTAACGTAGCATAACTATCAAAATACTTTGGAACAACAACTATTGCTAAGTCGTGCTGTTTGTCCAGATACCAGACATTAGTATAACACGTAAAATCTTTTCCTGTAACTTTTATGTAGGACGCACCTTCAACACAGTGTTTAGCCGTTACTATAAGACCCCAATTACTTGCTTTAACCCCACTGCCTATACTATATGCCTTTCCAAATACGGTAGGCACTACAGCTTCTATAACTACATTGTTTTCTATAGCAGATTTTATATACTGTCTATCCTTGTGTATGTAGTTTTCATTAACAAACAGTACACCGAACAAAAATAAACCCCACAATAAAATTTCTACATGAGCCTTTTTCATAACGTACCTCTATTG